CTGTGCATGAACGGGAGGAACCCCACCTGCCTTGCGGCTTCCCCGTTAATTCCATGTTGCCTAAGCATCTTGCCACTAGTATGATCTAGTCATACTTACATGCACTAGCACTTTATTTATATATTTTTTTACGCCATTTGAACATTATTTTTAATTTTTTGCAAAAAAAATGCAGGTGTAGTTCCATCAAAGGCGCCGCCGAAGTTGAGGTGCTTAAGCATCTCTTTAGCCTTCTTCATGGGCAACTTCTCTGCTACGATCTGACTTGTCTTGAGCTCTAGAATATCGCCACCAATTTCAACGTAACTTGTATTAATATCGATCATCTGTTCATTCGTAATCTTGTAGTTAACCATTGCTCTTCTCCTATGTAAAATCAGCAAACTTCTGTTTAAACTTAGACATCTTACCTTCTTCATTCATACGTTGACCCACTTTGGTATAATCCATCACTGGTCCGTCTAGAATGTCCTTTTGTGCTTCTTGTTCAGTATCATACAACCTCATCTTGGATTTGTCAACACCAATAACGAACCTTTTATAATGATCGGGGTCATTATATCGATTCTTCAACTGCTTTACCATGATCTGACCTAGATCTGCTAATTCCTCAGATGAGATCAAAGCAAACATGAAGTCAGCAGTAGCAGGCAAACCAAATGATTCTGACGTATCCTCGAGTCCTACATCCGAATTACTGAAACCACCACGAGTGGTCTGAGTAGCAGACATGATAGGAACATTAAACTCAACTGCCAAACCACGAAGTTCTTCTGCAATTGCTTTAATGTAGGTGTATGAATTGACATTCGACCCCTGCTTAATCCGCGAGGAGGTGCAGATGTTCAGGTAGTCGATATAGATAATGCTGGGAACAAAGTTCTTCTTGATCTTCAATTCATTTAGAAGATGACGGAAGTTCGCTGAACCAGCACTTGCGGTAGGGTATTCTTTGACAATCAACTTGCCTTTACACTTTTCCTTGAGTCGTCCCATACGCTTGAAGTAGGTCTCGTTGGGGACAAGAGCTAATTCGCCGATAGGAATATCAAGTAGGTTTGCGTCAATACGTTCTGCAACCTTTTCTTCAGCAAGCTCTAACGTAATGTAGAGAACATTCTTGCCGTCCATTAGGTTTGCTGCAGCGCAGTGACACATGAACAGAGACTTACCAACGCCGGTGCCTGCAAGGGCAATATTCAGTGTCTTGTTCGGCAATCCGCCGTTGGTAATCTTATTGAAGTAATCTAGATCAAACATAGTGCGCTGTTCCTTCATACGATAGAAGTCAAAACGCTCTTGGGCATCATCTAGAAAGTCATGCCCAATTGATGTATCAAACGATACACCCAAGGCATCCGACAGGATCTGAGGGATACTACCTTTCGATAGTTCACCCTTCTTATCATCAAGAATCTTGATCGATTCCATGATAGCATTGTAGATAGCTTTGTCTTGACAAAACTTCTCAGTGGTATCAATTAACCATTCAATATTATTTTCATCTGACTGTGGTGCAGTGATCTCAGCGACCAATGACTCACAAGCAGTAAATTCATCACTACTCAGATTACTGCGGCTACTTAGGTCTACGAGAAGTGCGGCCCGACTAGGGAAAGCATTGTAGGAATTAACATAGTCGCCGATAAGTTCGAAGATAATCTTATCGGGACGACTATGGAAGTATTCAGTGCTGAGGAATGGAATTGCTTTCCTGCCAAAGTCATCATTGCTGATGAGGTTGGACAGGATTACTGTTTCCGTCCGCATGTATTATTCCTCCAGGATTGTATCGTATACTTCGCTTACTGTTTCCTCGTCATGCATGATTGCACCATGGGCAATCTGATACCGATTCTTAACCCACTCATTAAACTTAGGACATGCTAGGACAGGTTCCCAGAAGTCCTTTGTTTCAGTTTCCTTAAAGCGATATTTCTTCTCTAGGATCTCACCTGTTGACATATCAACCTGCTGATACCAACCATTGCTTGGTTTAATAACATGACCAGATTCCTGTGCCATATCGAGCAGACCTGACCACTTACTGATACCATTTTCATATGATACAGTGACCGGGATCTTTGATTTCTCACGAACAAAGCGTGACTTCTCAACGTTGATGATGAACGAGTAACCAGTTACTTCAGTTCCTGTCTTTTCCTGTTGACGACCAACAATGAAGATGTTATCGGCGCTGTAATACGAACCAGTACCCCCACCAACAACCGCCTTCGGGAACATACCGATTTCCATATAGGTGTGATTGATAACAATCATAGGAATGTTCTTGATGGTCAACTGAGGTGTAACGATACGGAATAATGACTTAATCGCCTTCGCTCGTGACATATCAGCAACTGACTTCTCATTCATAGCATCTTCGGTTTCTTTCTTTGATGCTAGGTTGCCGATTGAGTCAATGACAATGACAACATGATCCTTGCGGTCCATATCATTCAACTGATTGACAAGATCGAACTTCAACTGCTCAACGTCAGTTACGGGCGTATGAAGAACCCGCTTCTTATCGATGCCAAAGGAGTCAAAGTATGACCTAGGTGTGCCAAACTCAGAATCATAATACAACAGGATGCTATCCTTGTATTGATCCATGTATGCCTTTGCCATCAACAGCGAGAATGCTGTCTTGAAGTGCTTTGACGGACCTGCCCACATAGTAAGGCCCGGTGTGAACCCGCCGGTAAGTGAACCTGACAAGGCAATATTCATCACAGGAACCGATGTTGTGATCATATCCTTATCTGCAAAGAACTTAGAGTCCTCGAGTACATCTGTTAGTTTAATCGTAGAATTCTTTTGTAGTTTATCAATCAGTGACATGATTTCTCCTTCATTGCTTATTATTCAATATACACATATAGTGATCAAATGTCAAGCACTATTTCTGATTTGATTTAGTTTTTCAATAAATTGTGTGATCTTGGCGCCACGATTAGGCCACTTGATATATTCATTAGTATCAGCGTCCTTAGCGAGATTATTAAGTAGTGGCAAGATCAACTTATACATCTGTTCTAGTTTTGCATTAGCAGCACCGGTGGCTCCATCAATAACAATTTTTTCTCGTAACTTGAGTTCTTCTTCACTAAGTGTAGTGAATCCAAAGTCAAAGTCTTCTATTTCTATGTTTGGTTTACTCATATCGTCCTCATGCAAAGAAACTATCTAGGTTGGATTTCTTCTCGATATCCCACCGGATAGCTTCTGTGATACTTGTTAGTGGTGAGATAAAGGTCTTCTCAAACTGCATATCACGGTCAACATATCGGTCGAGACCTAATTCAGTAGGCAATCTACTCGGGAACGTAATAACATCAACTTGGTGTGGATTAGGTTTCTTAAGATAACAGAACTTAATCTTCTCACCATTGTTGATGGGTTGATATTTATCGGTCAACTTCATTGTCTTAAGCAGATGGTTGTAAATTAAAGCACCCTTAACATGAATGGGAGTTGACTTCTTCCAAATGGTAGCACCATCACGCCACTTGCCTAGCCCTCGAACGCCGCGGGGGAAAGAGATATCTTCAACAGGCAACTTAGTGAACGTAGCACGGAACTCTGCAACATAATTCTGCAGATCAACTTCTGACTTGTTCATGATCAACTTAAGCGCATCGATAATTGCTTTACGGCAAACCATCGGCGTAGAAGTTCGAATTGCCTCAATGCCTTTCATCTTCAACTTGGGTTCATCATAAGCAACGCCTTCCTCATTGTAGACGTTGAGGATATACATCTTCTTGGCTTTCCAGATGCCCTTGTTGGCAATCGACTCACGCTTCATCACCATCTTCTGAGCATATGCATTGACATACTCAGCGAGTTCACCATACTTCTTATCTACGAATGGTTCGAGAACATCATTGGCAACTTTGTCTAGAAACTTGACGATCTTAGGAATATCAGTTTCACCGGGCATGCTTTGTTGAACCAAACCATCAAGAGTCAGATATACGGAGTCAGTATCGCAAGCGATAACGTAATCCTTCTTCTTTGTCTTTAGCAACTTGTTCAGATAGTCGTTGAGTTCACGCTCGATCCACATGGTCGACAACTGACCAGACGAAGTGATGCCTTCAGCGAAGTCAAGTTCGAACCATCGGAAATACTTGTTCGCCAAGGCACCATAGGCTGAGTTCAACTGAATCTTCTTTGCCTGCTGCAGGTTATGGAATCGAGCAGCATCCTTGTCTGCTTGAACTGCTTCCTTCGAACCTTTAGGCGCTGCTGCTAGAGCCTTCTTTGCCTCAATCATCTGCTTCTTGTAGACAACTCGGTCGTCATACATCTTTGACATTAGGCGAGGAAGGAACCCTTGCTTTTCTTTTGAGAACATACACATGTTAGCAGTCACTGCAACATTGTTCTCCTTCATATAGTCCTTATACTGGTTCAAACTGCCATTGAGAACATCGGTGACTGAAAGCGAACCAGGCAACTTGCCTCGGAATGTCTCAGTCGAGATGTTATACTGCATGATGATATGAGGATACAGCGAGTTCAAGTCAAGCGACACAACCCACTTATGTTCACCAACTTGAACGTCCTTGACATAACCACCCATGATAGAATGGTCAGTGAAGGATTCTTTGAACTGTGGGATAACAATGCTTCGGTCAAGCAAATAGTTGTGAATGATAACATCCCATGGGCGCACAGTAGCAAAGGTATCTTGATAGTTAACCTTAGCATCATAGGCGACTGCCATGACCAGTTCAATCATCTTCAACTTATCATCAAGGCGCTCAACCAGTTCAACGTCTCGGATGTTATACTCAATATACTTCTGGTAGTTATCACGATACAACCCATTGAGACCATCGAACTCAGAATAGTCAAGTTTACGCTCACCTAGTTCGTAGTTGGCGATATGATCCAGTGTGTAAGATTCGTGTGGGGTGAAAGAAAACTTGCGATACAGAGCCAGATAATCAAGAACGGTGATACCTGCAGGAATATACGCTTGCTGCTTTCGACCGCGCACTTCGATTTGTGTTTCATTTAGAATCCCCCAAGGCGAGAGTTTACGAGCAACCCCGTCACCGAGCACTCGATTGATACGATTGACTAGATAAGGAACGTCAAAGAATTCTACGTTCCAACCAGTGATGATATCAGGCGAATAGGTGGGACCACACCAAAGGTCAACGAACGACTGCAGGAGTGCTGCCTCGTCCTTACAACGATAATACTTGATATTCTTTTGGTGTTCCTTATACTCACCACAACCTAGAACAACCTTATGTCCGTCTCTACCAAGAGTTATAGCAGTCACCTCATTCATTGCCGTCTCAATCTCAGGCATCGAATTAGTGATATCAACTTCAATATCGATAGTGACAACAGAAACAAGAGCAGGATCATACTGAATCTCACCCTTGTAGTTATCGTAAATGAAGGTATACTGAAAGTTGTTCAAACCATAGACGGTGAAGTTATCGACTGCCTCGTAGCGCTTGTTGAAGTCTCGAGCATCATAAATACTATCGAAATTCATCCGACCGACAGGTTGCCCGTCTAGAGTTTTATAATCTCCCTCAGGTGAAGGCACGAACATATAGGGCTTGTAAGGAACTTTACGCTGGATGCGTTGACCATTCTCATATCCACGGAGTAGAATGTCATTGCGGTTTAGTAGAACATTAGTATAGAAAGCAGACATGTAATCTCCGAATGTATTGCAATGT